TTTTGTGCAACCTCGCATAGCTGCATACCACTGATTTGATCACAGTCTATACTATGACTATAACTAAACTCATAATACTTGTCGTAAAAACAAGCAGCTATACTTCTCCAAGTTAGATCTTCTTCACAACGCCATCTTCTGATATCATTTATCATATCTATAGTGAGGTCATTTGTTAAGCTTTCTATTTCTTGGTTCCATCTTTTTTGAAACAGCTCTCTTCCTTTTTGTAATTCAGGATCATTAAGCCAGTTTTCTAATAAGCCTTCACTAGTCTGGGACATGTTCTCCTGTTTTTTCTCTGTTATCTAATTCGGTTTGCATAATCTTTCTCATCCATTCAGGTGCATGTGTTTGCGTATCTAATACAGCTTGTAAATGTTGATCAGACATATCTGCTACACACTTCCATTGTAAAGGTTGTTTACCATCTTTACCACGGTTTCCCCAATGAGCAGTATATCTCATCTTTTCATGATCGTCAGATAGATATATACTAATAGATCTATCTACTTTAGACATGTCATGGCCGCCATAGCGTTGGTAGTCATTGCCACCATCTACCATAGTTTGATTAGGACACTTACATGTTTTGTAATCATGTCGATGATAAGATATTAATACTTCCCCGCATTCTTTGCATAGTACTCTATTAAGTACCATTTGTTCTAATCCATTCATAACTTACTTTTTTCTAGGTGACCATTCACCTCTGTTAATAGATTCCGCACAGGTTTTACATACTATAGTAACCCAACGAGATGTTACTCCAAGGTCTTCTTCTGTTCCGCAGTTTTCACATATGTTACTGCACATATGCTCTGCCATCAATATCATACCTTGTATTTTTTTATCTGCATTACCATCTGTATAGAATCTTAGTCTTCCAAACTTCTCTTTCATTTGAAAACAGGTTATCTGCTCTACTTTTTTATCTCCTGAAAAAGTATAACGATTCCAATCATCTATATAAGATTGTATAGAATCACATAATATATCTATAATAGGTAACCAAGCTTTAGGTACGCCAGTCCAGTTACATCTACCTGGATTACCTTCATAGTCTACAAATATCTTAGGATACTTGTCTATTAGCTCTTCGATTGTGATTTTGGCCATACTTCTATCTTTTTAAGTTTTTCACCAATACGTATTTGACTACGTGTATCAACAGTGTAAGCTTCTTCGTATTCTAGAAACTCCACAAGCTCTTTTAGAGTAGCTTTTAATTTAGTGCTTTCTTTATGTGCTATGTATAACGCATGGGTTAGTTGCCCACTTTCAGCTTTAGCATCTTCTGCCATAAGCTGATACTTGTTTAAATCATCGCTCATTTCTTTTCTTTTTGTGTTTTCATATCGTGACAGGTCTCACAGAGCACCTGTAGATTATCTATCTCACAGAATAGTCTCTCTACAAAGTCTGGTAGATCATTCTTCGACTTTAATGTGCCGGCTGGTATAATATGATCTACATTGATCTTCTTTTCAGGAAACCAGTGTTTACACTTATTACATAGATATTCATAACGCTGTCTCTTATTAGGTCCCTTATAGGCTCTTCTAGCATTCATTTTACATTGAGTGATAGGTTTCCACCATCTTGACTTTTGTCTTAATGCACTACGGATAAAGCTCCAGAAAGCTGATTCTGTCATAGTACCAGCATTTCTAACTTTAGTAGTTACTTTACGGGTTGTCTTAGGCACCTTTTTAACAGGAGACATGTTACGATATTTTTTTGTTTATTAATGTGATGAGCACTTCTCTAGTCTTTTTTGCTCCATGATCTTTAATAGAATCAGAGGGATCTTTACTTAGAGGTAGTACAGCCACTTCTACAAAAGGATAGTTTTCTTTATACTTCTGCATAGATTTAATACCAGCTTCATCGTTATCAAAGATAATAATAATCTTTTTATAACTCTCCTGGAATTCTTGCATCTGCTCTGCTTTAATCATTGTGTTCTCAGAGTCGGGAGCTACTACATCTATAGAAGATAGTTTAAGCGATTTAATAGACATTATATCCTTAAGGCTAGAAGTGATAACAAGATAGTCTTGCTTACTCAATTGCTCCATGCCTTGGATGTAGTCTCTCACCTTTATAAACTTTTTATCTAGCGTCTTGGGCTGATAAATCTTATAAAGAGATCCATCTTTCTTAAAATATCCATAGAGATAGTTACTGCTAATCACTAGCGTTTTATCATCACTATCAGATTCTTCTTTATGAAGATAATAACTACTTAATGGACGAACATTATATTCGTCTAGCATCTTAGATCCTATATTGAACTGTGTCCAATAATAAGCATCTTGATTAGTCCAGCCTCTCAGTACATACTGACTCACCTTGTATTTAGATTGCTTTTTAAAGATACCTACATCATAGCCTCCATTGTTATGAAGGATAAAGTCGTTGTAGATTTCAATAATAAGCTCTGCAGCTTGATGAAACTTTAGCTGATGCATATCTTTTACAAGATCTATAGCTGAGCCTGATTTACCAGTAGAGAAGTCCTTAAACTTGTAAACTCCAGTTTTACTTACATAGATGCACATACTAGGTGTACGTTCTTTAGAGTTAAATATACTCTTGATCTTTACATCTTGACCTGTAAGTTTTTCTTTGAGTTTGCAGAAGTGTTCAAACATCCAGGGGATGGGTACATCTTTTATATTGTGTACCAAGTTCTTTGTCTTAAACATAGGATATGAAGTTTAAAAAAGAGGGGGATGTAGAAACACCCCCCGACTGTGTATATATAGTCAGAACTAAAAGGCTTACATATCGAAGTCATTATTAGCTGGCTCAAAGCTACCAACTGCTTTTGAAGCAGGTAAAGCTTTGTAATGATACTGATTGTTCTTATCGAACTTATCTAACTTGCTATCATCAGAGCTTACAAACTTAAACTTAGGCAAAGATAACTTAACTATTGTTTTTCCGTTGTATTCTTCCTCTGTACCTTTTAAGAAGAAATACACATTGTTACCCTTAACTATGTTAATAGCTTGTGCAACCCAGTCTTCAATGCTTGAAGCAGAGATAGAATCGATCTCACTTCTCAACCCTAACTCTGCAGCTATTGTTGTAAGTTTGTACAAGATCTCATTCTTCATAACATTAGTCTCATCGAATTGATCAGTCCAAATAGTTGCAGTAACTCTTGCTGATTGACCTTTAAACTTAGGGCCATCATCGTTACCTTTCTCAATTGACCAACCCTCAAAGTCTGGTAAGGCTGGACCTTCTAATACTAACTCAAGGACTTTCTTATCCTTCTTGTTAGATGTTCTTAACGCACCGCTGTAGATGTGTGCATAAACTACTCCTGGCTGTAAGGATTTTGCTACTCCTCCGCCTTGTTTTACTTCTTGTCCTTTTGTACTGAACATAGTGGTTTGTATTTAATTATTAATAATTACTTTTCATAGTCTAATATAGACTGTCTTACATAAGCTAAATCATTAGCTATCTCAAAGCTTGGGAACATACCTCTTGGACTCTTACAAGTATTCTCACCATTGTTAGATGTCTCAAATACATAACGGATGTTACCATCTTTGTCTTTCTTTACCTTACCAAATAATACGATAGAGAATAAACCCTCTAGGGTTAACTTTTCATCTACCATTTTCTTTTACTACCTCCAGTTTCTTGGAGGAATAGACTATATCTTCTAAATTTTATATTTCCATATCAGACCGCATGCAGACTTGGTTCTACCTGCACATACGTTAGCAATCTGACCTCTTCTACAATTATGCTCAATAGCAGCTTCTTGTATAGAAGAGTATTCTTTTTTAATATTACCATCACTATCTATAAGAAGAACAGGTTTATATCTTTTTCTTTTTGTTTCTTCTGATTGCTTTTTACCTAGGTTATGCTGTCTTATTTTATTTTTAGTTATTTCTGATAACTTTTTACCTAAGTGAGCTTTACTGATTTTAGCTTTAACATCAACAGGTCTTTCACGACCTTTTAGAGATTTTGATCTTTTCAGTTTACTTTCTTCTGATACTATTTGTTGTTGATTGCCATCTCCACCAATAGTCATATTTACTAAGGAATATCCCCAGGATTTTAACTGACTGATCCAGTATTGCTCAAGCTTTTTCCAACATTCATTTGGCTCTACAATGTCAATAACTTCTATAATTGGTATTGTACCTTTTAAGAGTAATCCTTTGATCCAGGCTTTTTTATAAGTGCTTGTTCCATTGTGTAAGCTATCATGTATGTGTTGCGATAGTCTATATTTTAAAGAACTTGTGGTTTTTCCTATATATCTGATTTGTTCAGTTATAGGATCCGTTAGGGTGTAGATTATTATAGTTTTCATAAGTGACTTCTATAATATAATCTACAAAACCTTTGGTTAAATACAAAATTTACTTCACCATTTCCCCCAAGGTTTTCTTGGAGTACTCCCCATCACAGGGATAGTCGTTGAACTTTTATCCTTGGCACCATCCAGTAGGATACTTAGCTGCTGATTACCCAATCTCTATCTCTTTTACTATATTACAATTATTACTATTGTAGGGAGTGTATAGAGCTCTAAGGGTGTCCCAGTCAATTAGATGAATACAGGCAAAATGATTTCACCAATAGTTTTTGCTTTAAACTTACGTTTACCCTCTAAGTCAGTTGACTCTTCAGCATGAGTTAAGAAATAAACTTGTAAGTCCTCTCTTAGATCTTTTGGCATTCTAGCTATACGAGCCAAACCTGCACCGATCTGAGTAAATTTTTCGTAGCCTTTCTCGTCACTTCTATCAAAGTACTCGAATGAAGACATGTATTGAAAGTCATCAACGACTACTACCTTTATTTCAGGTCTTTTGTCACTGATGTATTTCAACGCTGCTTCAATAGCTGGTACACTTGCTTTGTCATACATATTACCTTGTGGGTTTTCTTTAGACCAAAGTGTGTACTTTGATTTCCATCCTCTGAAAGGAAGAGCTTTGTTAGCTACGTTAATGATAAAAGTCTCCTTAGGATTTAAGGACTCAATGCTAGTTGATTTACCAGCACCACTTTCTGCGATTACTAATACGCCTGTTGCCATGTTGTGTGTTATTTATTGTTTTTGATAAGTTCGTTTAACCAAGTTTTTGTACTTACTGGTCTACCAGTATGTATAGCAAAGTAGTCTCTAATAGTCATCTGTGAATATAAAGCATCTTCCATAGGAGCAGGTGCTTGATATGCAGGAATAGTTGGAGCAGCTAGAGATTGTGCAGTTACCCATGGCTTAACTGTATTAGTTTCTGTATCATCATCTTTTAATACATCATCTAATATAATAGCAGTAGATACTGGACTTATTACTTTTGCTTCTTCTAATGGAACTAAGTATGAGTTCTTCTCATTAAGAACATACTCATCTTCAAAGTAGTCATTAGGTGCAATGCGATAGATTTTACGATCTGTAGATTGATAGTTTCTTGTAACGATTTCAAAGAACACACCCTTTGGCATCTTAAACTCTGATGCAAATACTCCTATATAGAGTTTGCCATCATTAAGTGATTTGTCATAAAAAGCCATCTTAAATGTAAAGTTACTTTCAGAAACACCAAGATCTTTAATCATAGCTTTATGATACTCACGGATCTCTTTGCGTTTCTCTGCTCTTTCATCTACCGGCTGTTGTTGTGGATTGTAGTTTGCTGTATTGAAAGTCATGTTGTTAATTGTTTCTTTTTAAGAATTATAGTTCTTCCCCTATATCTGCTGATACAGCTCTACCTCTTCTTCTGTTTCCAAATGTACTTACCCCATTATTAGCAATAGATACATTTGTGTTGGGTTCAGGTACTTCTACCAATTGACCTTTATCAAATTCTGTCTTCATAAATAGTACATTATTATCATCGTTACCATTACGAATCTTTAGTAGATGCATAAATACATCTCCTTTTTGACAGATATATTCTTTGGGTCCATAGATAGGAATATCTGCTTTTAATGGATTAGCTAATACAATAACCATCTCAGATGCTTGCATAAAAGCATCACCTCCAAATATATCAGACGAGGTAGGATAGTTCATAATACTACCAGGAGTCTTTCTACTTGGCTCATCAATACTTCTATTGAGCTGAGTGATCATTATAATAATAATAGGGAGTTCTTTCTTCACCTGCATAAGAGCTTCTGCAGTGTTGTAGAGAGTTTGTATCTTCTCTCTTTCATCATTAGCTTTCTTAAGAAGCCAACTGTGGTCAATAGTTACGATCAAAGGCTTACGTCCATTCTCATTGTAGAAGTAGTGTATAGCTTTAACCATCTCCTTATGATCCATAGGTTCGTTTATAAAGTTACGCACCACACCTTTACGCTCTAACATCTCTGTTTCTTTAACTAGCTTTTCTATTAGTTGAAAAGTGTAGTCATCAAGAGCTTGTTTAGAACTTAGTATCACTCCGTAGTCTTTTGCTGTCTCTGCTGCAAAGTGTCTAGCACCATACTGCTCAGGAGCCATCTCAAACTGGAACTCTAAGATACCAAAGTCTTGGTCGGGATTTAATAAACGAGATTGTCTTAGTATCTGACTAACAATCATAGTCTTACCGGCACCAGGTCGAGCTCCAATAGTAATCATAGATTGCCATTCTAACCCACCTAAGCTTGCATTATTCAAGCCGGCCCATGGTGTTTTAAAGGATTTGATCCTACCATGTTTTCTATTCTCTATATTGTGAAGAGCTTTCTTCAAAACATCAGAGAACTTAAGAGACTTATAGGGTCTCACAGTTTGTTGTTGTTCACTCATAAGATTAAACTAATTCTTCTTTGATTTGAAATACTTCTTTGATCATACTAGTTAAATTAGTAGATGCATCTTTTAAACCTTGTAGATAAGCTACCTTAACTAAATGGTTAGCAATGTACTCAAAGTTTTTAAAATCAGTGACTCTTAGTTCAGGTCTTTCTTTTAGAGCAATTGAAGATCTTTCAAACAGCTCTCTTAAGTTGTCAAACTGTGGGATGTTGATTGTTGGTTCTGACATATGTTGTGTATTTTGGGGTTGTAAAGTTAGTGTGTTGTGGTGATGATTACAAATAAATCTACGACTTATTTTTTAGATTTATGAGTAGATAATGTTAGGGTTATCTAGCAACATTTGGCAATGATCTGCTAATGAACTCTTTACATCTTTTGTAGTGGTGTCACTTTTTTTAATAAAATATGCACTAGTCATCATGTACATATAGTTCTTTAAACTAAATCTGTGCACATAGTACTCAGTTGCATCTAGTACAAGATCCCAGTCATATTCTGGATAGTTTTTAAAGAACCAGATGAAGTTATCTTTTAGCTCTTTCATACTTTGACGAGCTAACTGATTGGACGGCAAACGCTTAGCTGGGAATATCTCACGATACTCTTTAATCTTTTCCATAAAGCCTTCACCTAATACATCTGTTGCTACCTTCTTCTTAGTCTTAACTAGATAGGTTTCAAACTCTTCTAGTATAGCTAAGCCTTTAGCAGTGATAACATTGCTATCACTTAATAATCCAGCATCTCTACAAGACTGTGCAACTTGCTCAGTATCAATAAGATCTGATGGTTTAATCTTTTCCCTGCAACAATCAAGCAAGTAAATCTGATTCGGGGATACTTTGTGTCGGACTATCGTAGTCCATAGTTGATGGCTCATAAACTTCCTGGTTATATTGTGTTTTAATGTGGTTGATTATTGATGTGTACTTAATCTTAAAGTTAGCATCAGTTTCAGCTAAGTTATTAAAAGTAGTGATATTATGTATCACTGTTGTGTGATCCATCTTTAAGTGCTGACCAATCTTTTTTAAAGAGTAACCCATAGTTCTAGCTATTTTAAAGAACATAGCTCTCACTTCTACCAACTCTCTGTATCTACGATGAGTTCTAATAGTGATTCTTTCTTTCTTTAAGTGGTCAGGTAAATGTGGGTTAACACACTCTTCTAATACATCTAAAGCCAACATCGGAATGTATCCGTCACTATCTGTATACACCTTAGTGACAATAATAGGATAGTACCCAATCTTATCA